GTCAAACGCAAGAAGACGATCGATGCGAAAGGTAACAATGTGATGACGCAAGGATCGGTAACGATACAAGGCGACATCGCTCCCAATGCTCCCAAGGTATCCGGTGGGACGGTAACCATCTCCGGTTGTGACTATAAAATCGGAAGTGTTTCGCGTCCGATGTTACCGGATGGGCGTGTCTTTCATACACGATTGGAGTTGATGTGATATGGGGCTCAAAATCGATTCGAACGTCAAAGTGGTGATGAACCAGGCACAGATCAATAAACTCCTCAACGCTCCGACAAAAGCCCTGATCAAGACAGCAATGGCTGTTGAAACGGACCTTCAGACGAGTCAAACGGTGCCGTTTGATACCGGGACGCTGCAGAACGAACAAACCTCGATCGATGCATCCAAAGCAACTTCAGGTTCCGTGCTGATCGCATCCGACACACCGTATGCACGACGATTGTACTTTCATCCTGAGTTCAACTTCAGGCAGGACAAGAATCCGAATGCTGGTGGAAAGTGGTTTGATCCCTACATCAACGGAAGTCTCGTGCAATGGGTCATGAACACCTATACCGAACTCTTGCGGAGGATGACTCAATGATGAAACTCGTATATGTTCGGGATTGGTTGAAGACGCATTTAAACTGGACGGATGGTGCTTTCATCGGGAAAATGGACAAAACGCTGGAGAAAGCCTTTTGCGTCTATGGACGTCCTGATCGAAACGGGTCCGGAATCGCCGTCGGTGGATTGACGTGTACACCGACCGACGTGAAGAAGGTATCGCTGGTCATCCGCTATGGAAAGTATGCAAACCTGGCCGAGGAAAAGGCGCAAGCCGTTTACTTGTCGCTTCAGGGGATATCCGGTGTGACCATCGGAGGGAAACCCGTTGCCTACATCACGCTGACGAGCCGTGAACCGATTCCGTTGGATACGGATGAAAACGGTGTCTATGAATATTTGATTGAAATGGACATTGTCCATGAAAGGAGCTAACAAATGCCTTTTACTGCAGGTGAATATTTGACCTCTGAACTCATGTTCAAGGTTGGAAAGTTGGGCTTGGCTAGTGCTTTGCCCGCCGACATGGTGACCGTTGTCGGTATGGAAGGGATGAGTATCGCGATCGATGGGAAGGTCGTTGACTGGTATGCGATGGATCAAGGCGGATTTGCGCGAGCCATGATGACTGGGAAAAAGATTTCCATCTCGATGTCCGGGAAACGTACGGTTGGGGATCCCGGACAAGATTATGTCGCCGGATTAGCGTTCCTTAACGGGCGAGATTGTTCGACCAAGTTTGAAATCACGTTCCCGGATGGCGATAAACTCACGGGAAATGTCGTGATCGACGTGAAGAAGTTTGCGGGAGGCGACTCCACGGATCCTTCCGGGTTGGACTTCGAAATCATCTTCGACGGCAAACCGACTTACACGCCGGGGGTCTAGTCGATGGATATCATTCAGACCAAGAATCGCTTCTCTCCGGGACGCCCTCAAATCGAAATTGGGGGCGTTCTTTATGAGATCGACAACCGTAAGTCGACGCTCGACAAGATGCAAAAAGAAATCACCAAACCCGAGAATGCCGGGAAGGAAGATGAAGTCGCACTTCGAATGTTCCTTGGCAAAGATGGCATGAAAGCCATTCTGGACATGGATCTGTCCGTAACCGACTATCAAACCGTGGTCATTCTGGTCCAATCGACCGTTATGGGAATTTCCGAAGAAGAAATGCGGAAACGATTTCTCGCCGGGCTCTAATCGATCGGGTCAGAGCCTTTGGTATGATGCCGATCTGGACAAGGATCTGATCGAAGCATCCTTTGCCAAACAGTATGGGATCCGTCTATCGATGGAAGAAATCACCGTCAGTGAATACTACAAACTTCTCGGAGGATTGATGTCGGATACACCGCTTGGCGCCATGATCGAAATTCGAAGCGAGAGCGACAGCGAGATGTTGAAGCGATTCACGCCGGAGCAACATCGCGTTCGCAATGAGTGGCGACGATACATCGCAAAGAAGCAGATTGAAAGCATGAGTCCTCAAGAGAAGAAGACAAAGATGAATGAGTTGAAGTCGGTCTTCAAATCGATCGCAAAGTATCAAGAACCAAAGAAAGGCGGTGATTAGCATGTCTTCAACCAGTGCCGGAGCCGTATACATGGATCTCCGTCTTAACAAGAACACATTTCAAAAAGATGTTTCCGGACTCGGAGCCTTTACTAAGGGCATGTTTCAAGGCATAGCGCAAGCAGCGGTCACCGCTTTCTCGGTGTATGCGATCAGTAAATTCATCAAATCGTCCGTCGAGCTCTCCTCGAAACTGGCGGAAGTTCAAAATGTCGTCGATATGACGTTTGGCCAATCGGCGACGAAAATCAACGAGTTCGCAAAATCAGCCTCAAAATCCTATGGGCTTTCCGAATATGCGGCGAAAAGGTATACCGGCGTCGCCGGATCGATGTACAAGAGCATGGGGTTTGGCGCTGAGTCAGCCTCCAACATGTCCATTGAAATGGCCAAACTGGCAGGCGATTTCGCTTCTTTCTATGATCTGGACGCGGATGCAGCCTTCGAAAAGATTCGCTCCGGGATATCCGGGGAGACTGAACCCTTGAAACAGTTGGGAGTCAATCTTTCAGTGGCCAATCTTGAAGCCTACGCAATGAAGAAAGGAATCACGCAGGCTTATGGCGCGATGTCCCAACAAAACCAAGCATTGCTCCGTTATAACTACCTATTGGATTCTACCAAGGATGCTCAAGGCGATTTTAGTCGGACATCCGGCAGTTGGGCGAATCAAACACGACTATTGCGGTTGCAATGGGACTCGTTTAAAGCGAGCATGGGAAACGCGTTTCGAATGATCCTCATGCCGATCATCCAGATGATCAATGCTATCATCCCTCGACTCAATGCGATGGCGGTTTCGTTTACCAGCTTCGTTGCGGCAGTCTCCGGGAAAAGCGTCCCTGTAACGACGGCGTCGGTTGCCGTTGCGACGATCGGTGATGAAGCGACATCCAGTGCCGCCAAGACGGAAGCGGCGGCAAAACGTATGAAACGAAGTCTGATGGGCTTTGATGAAATCAATGTCCTATCCAAGAAATCGGAAGCCGGCAAATCTGCCGGAGGAGGGGCTTCGATTGCTCCTGTAACCATACCGACCAACGGGGGGGCACTCAGTCAAACGCAAAGTGAGATCTCCGGATTTGCGAAGTTCTTACAGGAACATAGCGCGGTGATTTTGGCGACGGTCGGAGGATTGATGACCGGTATCGCATCTTATTTTGTCATTGGAAACTGGGCGACGATTTCTGCAGGGATCACAGGCGCAATCAATGCAATCGCCACTGCGATTGCCGGTATCAGCTTGAGCGCGATGGTCATCCCGGCGATTATCGGACTGGTGACAGCTGCTGTCATCACGTTGTGGAACACCAACGAAGAGTTTAAGAACGCGATCATCGGTGCCTGGAACGGCATCAAAGACTCATTTAGTCTCATCTACAACACCATCCTTGCGCCGATCTTCGCATCGTTCACCGATATGTTGAAGGATGTGTGGAACAGCGGCGTAAAGCCCTTATGGGATGGATTCTTGGGTTTCGTAAACCAAGTAGTCCTACTGGCCACCGATCTGTGGAATGCGTTCAAGCCTGTCTTTGACTGGTTTGTGAAGATCTTCGGACCGATCCTTGTGACGATTTTCCAGGTCGCGTTTGATAGTATCGGCGGCGCCATCAAGTTCGCTATGAGTGTGTTTAAAATCTTCTTCGACTTCATTTCCGGCGCGATTTCAAGTTTACGCACTATCTTTAGCGGACTTGTCACGTTTGTCACCGGGGTATTCTCCGGGAACTGGAGCAAGGCGTGGGATGGGATTAAAACGATCTTCTCGGGGATTTGGGACGGGATCAAGAACTATCTGGTCTCTGTTGTGAACATGATGGTTTCCGGGTTGAATTGGCTCATCAAGCAAGCCCTAGTTCCAGTCAATGCATTGATCAAAGGCTGGAACAATACGGTCGGTAAAGTCACTGGGAAGATCTCCGAAGTCACCGTGACCATACCATCCATTCCGCAGTTTGCCCGTGGGGGTGTCATCGATAGTCCGACATTAGGGCTGATGGGTGAATATGCCGGTGCGAAGTCAAACCGGGAAATCGTGACCCCGGAGAAGTTGATGATGGAAGTCGTACTCGAATCGCTCAAAGAGTTCTTCAAGAATTTCCCGTTCGGGGGTGGCGATCAACCGATCAACATCTATTTGGATAGCGAGCTCATCGAAGAAGTGTTGTTGAAGAAAAATACATTGCGGCACCAAGCTGCAAACGGAAGGGGGTAGGATTGCATGCCGGCATTACAGATTGGCGGAGTGACGATGCCTGCCCCGGATATCGATTCGATGGATGTGACCTACCAGGATCTTGACAGTGAGAACAGTGGGCGCGGTGAAGAAACGGGCATCATGATCCGTGAGCGGATCCGTGCCAATGTGCGGAAGTTCTCCCCATCTTGGTCCATGCTGAACGGAACTGAACTCAATACGATCACTGCCGCAATATCGGCGGCTCAGTTCAGTGTGACCATTCTAGATCCGATGTCGGGGATTTCCTCGACTATGAATATGTATGCCGGGGATCGCAATATCAAGTGCGTTGTGCCGGCGGCAACGCATGCTGAAAGCCTGTATCGATTCTCCGTCCCACTCATCGAGTGCTAGAAAAGAGGTGATGTGTCATGTACGAAGTATCGACGCAATTTCAAACAAAGATCAATGAGGCGGTGCGTGAGACGCGATTGCGTGGAACCATCACCGTCGGTGGCTCGACCGTGGTATTGTCCGGTGAAGATATCCTTACCGGTTCGGTCGTGCTTTCGAATCAATGCGTCGACGGTAACGATTTCTCGATCGGATCCGTTCACTCGGGGATGTTGAAGTTTTCGATCTTCGACTATGTCACATCACTTGATTTGACGGGTAAGGAAGTGAGTTTGGAATTTGGACTCGTGATTGCACCAGGAACGGTCGAATATGTGCCTTTGGGTGTTTTCACGGTCATAGAAGCGGTCCATAAACTGACTGCAATCACTTTGACGTGTCTGGATAACATGATCAAGTTGGATCAAAAGATAACTACTGAGTTATCAGGAACACCGGACCAACTGCTTGCAGCGATCACATCTGCCACCGGAGTCCAAGTCAAAAATACTTCCGTTGCGACATTTGCGAACGGGAATGATTCAATCATCGTGATTCTGTGTGACTCTCTTCAAACGTACCGTGATTTATTGATGTGGTTATGTGAGTACATGGCATGCTTTGCCTTGATGAGCCGGGATGGGAAGATTTGGCTACGGCGCGTCTTGGAACCGACCGTTGGCCAACTCCCACAATTGGTTCGATTCAAAGCGCCAAACGTACATGAGGAAAACGTGAACGTCACCTCGATCACCGCGAAACTCGCAAGCTCTCTGTATGTTCATAATCTTGCATTGACTCTCAATGACGGGAAGGGCATGGTATACAAAGATAATCCGTTGCTGTGGGCTTTGGACGATGTGCAAGCAAGCCTCCGAATTGAGAATATCCTCGTTGAAATGAATACCGCGCAATATGTTCCGGCAGAAGTTGAATATAACGGTAATCCGGCACTCGATCTTGGTGACTACATTTGGTTATTGGATACTGTTCGAGGGGATGTGTTAATTCGGATCACCTCGATTTCGTGGAAGAGCAAAGGGAAATCGAAGTTGAAGGCTGCTGGACTCAGCAGTCTTTTAGTATCAAAGAACGATCTCTCGTCACGGTTGAATGAAACACGGACCGATGCGCTCGTCGATAAGCTGAGTAATGAAATCATTTTAATTGCATCCGATGTCGCTGAGGTCGAAAGCCAAGTCAATGGGACGGATGGACTTGAAGCTCGCGTGAATGCCGCTGAGTTGAAAATCACGCCACAAGCCATCACGCAAACGGTGGAAGATACATCGACCTTGCTGGCCAAGAAAACATATG